TGCCGTTGCTCCAATGCGAGCAATCGTTGTTGAACCAGAAGCTGTTTTAAGAATATCTAAATCATGACTAGGGCTACTAGTCCCCAGACCTACCCGCCCCGTCGAGTCAATAACAAGGCTGTTAGATGGTGCAGAGCCGTTGACGCTGAAGGCAGGTGATGATCCTGCCGTGCCATTTCCTTTGACTTCGAACATCCCGTCCGCTCGGATACGGGCGCGTTCGGTGCCAGATGTGCCCAACCGCAGCAGGTTTGATGCACTATTGGATCCAGCCACCGTGCCTATAAAGGCTCCGTTAGTGAAGAATCCGACATCAAGCGTTCCGTATGTTGATTGATTGCCTGTATCTAAGGCGATTTGATTGGTGCCACTGGAAATGTTTAACTTGTCCGTGGGACTCGCAGTGCCAACCCCGACATTCCCATTCGCATCAACAAACAACCGCCCCTGACCATTAGTCGAGATGGCTACTTGGTCAACGCCGGGTGAATAAACGCCGGTATCAGTGCCAGAGCCGGTAAAAGCAACGCTCGGTGCAGCCGCCGTTCCATCAGGAACAATTACGGGCAACGTGCTAGTCACCGCCGTGGTGCTAACCGTCATCCGGCTAGAGCCGTTAGTCGCAATACCTACCGTGTCGGTGGTGCTAAGAAAAATCCCGTTGCCGTCGTCAGATTCAAAGGCAATCGCTGGGGCTGCTGCCGTTCCATCAGGAATCCCCTTAAACAGCTCACCGACAGTAACCTTCTTGTTCTTGTCCGCTGCAGCGGCTTCACTTACGTCAACAATGGGCAGGACATCAGCACTAGCCGGAGTGGTCAGCGCGGTCAGATCCGTAATCTTGCGGTCAGCCACAGCGGGTCAGAACATAGTCAGTACCCCGATTGTAGGCCTACTGGCAATCAAGTCTTGATCACATACATCATGGCGATGTTGCGCGGACGGTTCTCAGTGCCACTGTTGTTGTTAATGCTGATGCCAGTGGTTCGTGAATTAACAATCGTTGAGCCAGACCCGATAATGCCGTGATTACGGTTGCCCGGCCCCTGTGTAATCCCGCCAGAGTTGGGATTTTCAAGATCCTGGTTGCTTGTGTGCGTGTGCCCAGGGTCAGTAATGCCGTGATTGTGCGGACCAATCATCTCGGTCTGCAAACTGGCAAAGCTTCGCCCGCTGTCTTGTCCGCGCCCGTTATCCCAACCTCGGACAAACTCGCCACGCAGGTCTGGCACGTTAAACGTGGTGGAACCGTTACCGCTGCCCCATACCGTGCCAATCGCGGCAAACAAATCTGCGTAAGTGGTACGGCTAACGGCTGCTCCGTCACACTCCAGATAACCGCTAGGCACCGTAGTAGTAGCCAGCATGAACACAGAGCCAGTCGGTGTCGCTGATGGCGTTGAAACTGTTGCCCAAGCCAAGTTCCCGCTGCCATCAGTTTTCAGGTACTGATCGGCGTCACCGTCAGACGTTGGCAGAGTCAGGCTGACATTCGCGCTAACCGTGCTGGCCGCCTTCAGTTCGACGTAATGGCTGCTATCCGCGTCGTAATAACGAACTGACTTTTGCGCCAACACGCTGAAGCCATTGGAGTCAAACTGTGCCCGCTTGGTGCCACCAGTGGTAACCGAGACTTCATCGGCCAGGGCGAAGTAAAGCCCCGTATTTTCGTCGCCGGTATTGGTCAGGCTTGGCGCGGATGCGCTGCCATCAGGCAACCTGACAGGAACATTGGCAGTGCTGTAAGTGCTGGTGAAAGCGTGGCTCAGTGTGCCGCCAGCCGTCACGTTGACCGTGTTCGCTGCTGCGCTGTAAAGCCCGGTATCGTTATCGCCCGTGAACCGCAGGCTCGGCAGGCTGACCGTCCCAGCCGCAATGGTCACATTCCCGGTAAAAGTCGGGCTGGCTTGCGGTGCCAATCCCAAGTTGGTGGTATTTAGATCGCCAATTGTCAGAAACGCTGTGTTGCCGCTATTGCGAATTTTCAGCAGACCGTTCGCGGTGTCCGCATACCACATGTAGGCATAGGTGGTACTTGGCTCTGATGCCCCGCTGTTATTGGTAAAACACGCCGCGAAATTATTGTTGATGTCACTACGGACGTTTGAACCCGTGTCGTTTTGTACGATGCCGTCCGCTTGTGCCATTAGCCTTTTCCGTACCCGGTGGCGGTCCAGTCAAAATTACGCACCACACGGGTGCCACCCGAATTGTAGAAGCTGATGTCAAATCCGGTTGCACTGCTGTTCGATGCGGTGTAGTAGTCACCTGTCGCCATGTTGAACGCCGTGATGCCGATCACTGGGGTAGCCGCAAACTTGTTGCTGTAGGTGATGCTCACGTCGGCGCTTGCGCTGCTAGTGCCCGTGCCACGGGTTGTACGGCTGACCATGCTGCTATCAATCCGCAACTGGTCCACCGCAATCTGCTCAGTGTTGTTTTCGGTGCTGAACTCGGCTTTTACCTCGTAAGCGCGAGCCTTGAACTCAGCATTGTTAAACAGGCGCCAGCTAGACCATGTTGGCGAGCCAGCCGGGTCATTCTCAGTTGTTCGCAAATACAATTTCACATCGCAGCCGGTTGGCGCCGCACCATCGAAATCCTTGATGGCGTCAAAATTGGTCACGTCATCAATACGATCTGCATAGGGATAAAAAGATCTGGCACGCAAAGTGCTATCCAGCTTGATGCTGAACACATCACTGAGCGTGATTGGATTGTTTTCTAAGTAATAAGTTCCGCTGGTATTCAGCGTGGTGTCGCCTTCAAGTACCAGCTTCCCGTCAATCGCAGTTGGCTCAGTTTCACCTTCCTGCAGAAAAGTGTCGATGCCGCTTTCAAACAAAAGCTCAGAGTCGTCTTCAGCGGTGATAATGCCAAGTGGATTTCTGGTGCTAGTGCCATCCTCACAAAGGATAAAGCCACCATCTTCAGCAAGAAAATCACCAGCGGATGCAGTTTGTCCGCCGTCTGGTGACAGCCCAAGTTCGCCAAGATCGCTATCTACAACCAAGTTGGTCTTGGTGCCTAGAAAATCTGGATCATCCTGCTGGCTGTCAACATTGACCAGATCCTCAAGGTCTGGCTTGGTAAATTCAATCAGGGTCGCGGTCAAACTTTCCCGCCCGCCGGAATCAACAAATTTGGCAAGATACGTTCCGGTTTTCAGGTCGGCATAGGCCTCAGTCGCGCTACCTGCCAGATCCTGAGAAATACTGGTAGAGCTAGACCATAGAACACCTGTTAAATCTGGCGAGTGGCGCAGACGAACATAACCACCAACACGAACATCAAGCTCAGTTGAACGAGTCCAGGTGAGTTTTGCCTGCCCGTTCACTGGAATCATGCTGAAACCAGCTACTGCCTGGGGCGCAGCAGTATTGCCAGCAATGTTTTTAACTAATTCGCCGGGGTTTGAACGCTTGCCAAGTGCAGAAATTGCAGTGACTCGGAAAGTGAATCTGCCGGTTTCATCCGTCAGGAAGGTCAGGTTGTTGTAGGGCGTGTCCCCGACAGTGAAAAAGCTCAGGTTGTTTGCAGTTTTGTAAGAAACCTGATAACCCGTGGCGCCGTCAACGTTGCGCCAAGAAATCTCAACCTCTGTTGTGACGCGGTTGCCTGACTCAACCAACTTCTCGCTGATGCTGATGCCGGCGGGTGATTCAGGGTTTTGGTTTAGCGTGGTGATGTCACGCGGTTGCAGTGTCAGCCCGTCTTCAATGTGGGCGTACTTGCTGTCGTTATGCTCCAGTGCGGTGATCTTATAGTTTTCGCCGTCTTCGGTGACGCTTAGGACGCGATATGTTGCCGCCTCAACCGTGCTGGTTTCAACCATATAAATGGTCTGGGTTTGAGGCGCTTCACTAAAAGCTGTGCTGACTGTGATGGTTTTGGCGTCAAAATCGCCGTCATCAATTTCGCGTTGCTCTACGCGACCGTCAGGCATGATCACGCTTACCGTGTCGCCTTCATTTACAGCAATGCTTTGATCCAGCGTTAGCTCAGTGGTTGTTGCACTGGCAATGCGGCCACCCCGACGAGTACCAGCTCGCATCTGATCCGCGACCTTAATGATCTGCCCAGGGCGAACAATCGCACCATCAAGACCGACAGTGAAGGTACAGGTGGTTGTTTCTTCCTGCTCGGAATACAGCAGCCAGCGACCTAGGCGGTTGGCTTGACCGCGACTGGTGCAAGCAAAGGCTGCCATGCGGACTTCAATGATGCCGTATTTAACAATTGCCGCTTCATCGGAAACGTATTCAACCCGCTGCTGATAGGCGTTTTCCGGATCGTTCCAGGTGACAAGCGCGACGGTGTGGCGAGCTTTCAGGCTGCTGCCTTCATAGTTGAAGATGCCTTCAATGACGTTGCTGTTGCTGAATAACGCGGCGGCATCCTTGGGGCTGTCCTGGGTAAAGGCGATCTGACCAGCAGACCAATAGGCCATGCCACGGAAGCATGAGCAAAAATCCTGAACAACGTTGTAAGCCTCTTCCCGAGACTGAAGGTAGACATTGCACAGGAAGCGCGGTTCGGTGCCGCCTTCGCCATCAGGCACACTTTCGTTGGTGTACTTACTGATTTCGTACAGCGTCCATTTGTCAACTCGGTCAATAGCGCCACTGCCAATAAAACGCCCCAATCCATAGCGAGCATCAAGCAGCAAGTCACGCAAAATCCACGCCGGATCTGCACACCAAGCAGTCTTAAAACTGCCGTTCCAAACACCGGAATAGGTCAGGCTGCCGTCATCATTGACGGTGGCATTAGTCGGGATCTGAACTCTGACGCCCTTGATGTCATAGGCGCGGGTCGGGATTGCTTGGAATTGGGAAGCCTCAAAACGCAAGCCGACCAAAGCGGTCAAGGGATAGCGCAGTTTGGCGTCGATAATCTCGGTGTAGCCGGCAAAGGTCATTAGCCGGACGTTGGTCGTATCGTCGTTGATTCCAGAAACTCGGCGCAGCCTGATGTCCCAAGGAGCATCACCAGTCAGCTCAATTCGATGGCTACGCTCGTAGGCGCTTGTGCATTTGCCGTTGACTGTTGTGTTGATAACTTCCGTGTAGCCACCGCCATCAGACTGGAGATCAATAGCGTATCCAATAGAAGTAGCTTTTAAGCCGTTATCTACGCGGAAAATCTGATTAAAAAGAATGCGGACAATGACTGCATCTACGTCACTATCTGTGACGGTGCGAACAACGCTATCGCCAACGTCATCGCCAACTTTGCTGTTGACATTAACGGCATTTTCGCTGGAAACAAAACCAGGAATATAAAGCTGATTTTGAGTGCCTAGGCGATAAGCAAAGTCGTCATAAACAAAGTTATCGGTGCCATCTTCATTTCTCAGCGGTGTGTCATCAAAAAAGATGGATTTACGCGGATCATCAGCGTCCGCAAATCCTTCAATTTCACCTTCACTAATAACATCAATTAGGCGGATGCTGGATTTGCTAAACAACGAGTTAGCGTCATCCTCTGCCTGGGCGGCTTGCACAACCACCGTCTGCTGGACGTTGACGTTCTGTTGTGGTGCAGGTTGTGAACGGCGACCGCCGCCAGCGCCAGCAATACGCTTTGTCATTAGATGTCCGTCGTACTAACGCCTGCCGATACCACTACGCTACCGACGCGCATCCGTCCGTAACAGATCGGGACTGGATTTCCTTGAGCGGTCAGGTTGACGGCACCGTTGTAGATGTAGCTAGCGCGGTTGTCCGCAGGGTCGTTATTTGCTGGGTCAAATGAGTTGCTGCGTCCGCCACCGCCATAATTGCCCGTCAAACCTGGCAAGTCGGCAGGCTGAGGCGATAACAGTTGCGCTGTGCCGGAAAGAATCAGGCTGGCGCCAATCGCTGAAGTAACAGTGCCAACGGCTGTCAGAAAACCTCCGGTAGTAGCAGCCGCGCCAAAAAAGCTCGTTGTTCCAAATAGACCCGCACCAGGAAGCAAGAAAGAAACAGCGACTAACGCAATCCCGGCAAAAATCTGACCGATGCCGCCACCACCAGCACCAGCCAGCACGGGTGTGATGCTGATCTCTTCGCTTTGACCCGTTGGATTGTGGATTTCGTCTAGCTCTTCAATCGCTGATTTGCCGACCTGAACGATATAGCCAACGCCGCGCTCTGCCGCAGTAACTAACGCCTGCTGAAAACCTTCAAAGTTCGCGCACAGTGCCCGGATAGCCTCTGCCGGGGTGTTTAAGTCGAAATGATGAACACGGCCAAACTGCTTGCCAAGTTCACCGCGTAGCACCACTTTCTTCATAGCCGACTCCTGTGCCGCAGGATATGAGTGGTGTTCTTCCGATAATAGCCAGACCACAGGTCACGGCTAGAAAGCCGCCGTTCCAGATGCTGCAGGATCAGGTCATCACCGATATAGATCGCAACGTGGTTTGACACTGGCGAAACGATCTGCATTAGCAAGGCGTCGCCGTATTGGGGTTCTGCATCCTGCCCGACCGACACAAAATCCTCGTTAGCGAAGTTTTCGACAAAGGTGTTCATGCCTTTGTGCCACCACTCACCATGGCGTTCATAGTCCGCCAGTTCCAAGTCCCATTCTTGCTTGTACCAGTCACGCGCCAGGGCGTAGCAATCAAGCGTGCCGTAGCACCATTCCCGCCCGATCAATGGCGGCTGCCAGCCTTCCGGTTCATAACTCGCCCAGGATCCTGTCGGCCAACCAACAATGTGCCAGGGCAGCCCTGACGCTTCCATTGCAGCCTTGTCCGCCATGCTTGCCTTGGGCTTCATGTTCGGATGGCTGTGGATCACCGCCGTGATCGCGCCAGCATCATCAGCAGCGGCGTAGTCAGCAGGCGACATCACAAAGCTCATTTCCTCCGTCGCTGTGTTTTCACACGGCCAATAGCGTTCTTTGCCTTTGACGATGACCACCAAACCGCAGGCTTCGCGGGGATATTCCTGTTCTGCGTGCGCTTCTGCTGCTGCCTTGGTTTCCGGCTTCATCCAATCAATCCCGCACTTGGGAAACCGCCATACGGAATCTCAGCATTTTCACCGAAACGGAGCTTGCAGCTAGACAGGCGATGCCCGCAGACATCATTGGCAACGTCGTCAACTTCGTTGTCGTTGGCGTCAAAATAGTTTGTGCCGGTGTAATTGCAGCCTGCACCTTTGTATGTCCACGGACAAACGTTTTGAATAATTTGACGCCGGGGTAGTTTCACGCCAGCAACGTCAAAACTGGCGGCAAGCTCAAAGCTGACAACTGCGCGGTTTTCGGCAACCTTGCGGTCAACGGTGTAGATCTCACGCGGAAACTCAGCAAACGGATCGGCCGTTGCATTGGTGCCGCTGGTGAAATTGGTGGCGTCTAGGTATTTCTTGAGCGTGCGGATCCGGGTAACTGTTGCGCCGACCAGATCGTTGTACTCAAGCACCAGCGTGGTGCCCAAGCTCAAAACGTTGCTGATGCTGATGGTTGGGCGCGGGAGTTGTCCGCCGCCTTCATAGGTAAAGCCTGTCGCCTCAACCGGATACCGCTGGTAGGTATTGCCGTTCCAGACGATGTTTCCGCTGATCTGTTCATTGACGCCAGCGTGGAAACGGTAGATCTGATCAACGCCAATGCTGCTTGCTGTGCCATCTAGCTCGAACAGCTCGATCACCGCGCTAGGCGCCAGCTTGTTCAGTTCTTCGCCAACAGCGCTGACGGCTTCCCAAACAACAGTGCCATCCTCAACCTCGGCACCACGAACAACCGGCCACGGGTCAGGCTCAGTTGCTGCGCTTGTGCCAGCAGTCGTACAGCGGAAAACTAAGCCCGAAGGCTGAACGGAACTGGCGCGGCGGACATCGCCAACGCTGAAAGCCGTGCTAGCTGCCCAAGCGGTAAAAGCCATTACGGTTCAAATACTTGCTCAAAGGTGGCTGTGATCGTATTGATGTCTGCGTATTGATGTTCACGCTGCCATTGACGACATACAAACTTGTATGCAGTTGATTCATCAATTGGCGTCCAATCAAACGATTCGACACCAGCGCGTGCATCAAGGAATGTTTCTATTGCATCGGCAGTCGTATTGCTTGCGGCTGTCCAACGCAGATCCCAAATTTTTGGATTTTGGTTGATACCAAA